GACCATCTAATGCAGACCAAACAAGATATGCGAGTTATCTTGCTGGAACTTTAACAAAAAATGATGATGGTTTTGTAAATGGTGTTCCAGAAACAACACCAACCAATCCAGACACAGGCCAACCTGATTGGGGTTGGTTCTTGACGATGTTAAATCGTGGTGACACTACTGCTCCTACTGTAGATACAACAACAAATGAAATTGTAATTCCAGAAAATTATGGTTTTGGTAGAGGTGGTTCTATTGAATCTACTGACACTTTCTTAAATAGTGTAGAGGCTTCATTTGATAAACAAACTGCAGACTCTCTGGGTGTTCTTCTTGATATGTCTCCTGCTAATTCATTTTTTATAGCAACAGTTCTACCAATTGTTACTCTAGAAATTGTTGGTCAAACAATTAAAGTCAACAAAGGGGAAACTCTTGGAGCAACTAATTTAGATGCTTATCAAGACACCAAATTTGAATTAAGGATTTCTGCTGCAAATTTAAAAGAAGGAAATCCCGCTCTATATAATCTCCTCACCACAACTGGTGATGGAAACGGAAATACTCTTACCCTAGTACCATGACACTAACTACAAACAATGTACTCGGTTTTAAAGAGTACCTAAAAAATAATAAATCAGCATTTAAAGATAATATCGTTCCAGCTTATATGAATGATATTTTGCCAGTTTTGGGTGGAACATTTCCAACTGGAACTGATGCACTAACACCAATTAAGATTATTCTTTTTGGTTATAATGAAACAGTTGACGTTGCAAATCAATTACTTCCTGGCGACTATGTTTATCTTCCAGGAACTAGTAATGATAAGGTAAGACTACAAAATGGTACTGCTTTTACAGATTTTAATTTTGATGTCAATGGTGATGTAACTGGTCAGGTTGTCGGTAATTATTATGTGGTTGGTGGATATAGATTAGAACTTATTAGTATTGGTGGTGGATTGTATCAATCTTCACCTGCTCCTGGATATACAATGAGTCAGGACTCTACAAGTTTGAATGAAGGTGAAACAGTAACATTTACAATTACTACAACAAACGTACAAGATGGAACTACTGCTAGTTTCAATACTACTGGTACGGTAAGTGCTGCTGACTTTGACGACAATACTCTTTCAGGTAATGTTACTATTAATAATAATAGTGCGACGTTTACTAGAACTATCACAAACGATTTTACTGTTGGAGAAGGAGCTGAAAACTTTACAATTACATTATCTCAGGGTGGTAGTGTTGTTGCAACAGGTAATCAAATTGCAGTTGCTGACACATCTGTAGCATCTTATAATGTTACTAGTGGTAGTGCAACTGTTACATTAACAACTGGTGTTATCACTACAGTGTTACATGATGCTAATGGAACTGGATATGTTGTTGGAGACCAAGTAACACTGGCACAAAGTCATCTTATGCCTGCAGGACAAACAGGTACAGGTGCAATTATTGAAGTTACTTCTGTGACTGCTGCTGGTGGTGTTGATGGTTTTGTTTTAATTAATGGTGGTCAAGATTTTATACCAAACGATACTACCAACGACAATGATTATTGGGAAGCGAGAGGTGGATCTGGAAATGATAACTTTAGAGTTGTAATTACTGAAGTTACAACATTAGTTCCAGAAGGATCTCCTATTAGATTTACAATCACTACAACAGGTATTCCTGATGGTACAACTCTTTACTATACAGTAAATCCTAGTGGAGAATTTAATAATAACTCTGGATCGTTCACAATTAATAGTAATACTGCTACCGTAGATATTACTGCACAACAAGATTTTATCGTAGAAAATGACGAGGTAGTAACATTCCAGGTTAGAAGTTCTAGTACCAGCGGAACCATTGTAGCAACAACAACAGCTGTTATCAATGATTCAGCATTTACAGTTACATGTACTGCAGGATCAACAAGCATAAATGAACCTCTCACTGGAACTACTAATATTGTATTGAATGTAACTACTACTGGTGTTAATGACGGAGTAGTTTTAAGTGCTTCTCTTGCTGCTGGTAGTACTGTATCAGCAAATTTGGGTCAAGATTTAGATGGTATTCCAACCGCAACTGTAAATAATAACGCTGCAACATTTACTATCCCAGTAAGAAGAGATGGTAGAACTGAAGGTGCAGAGACTGCAGCATTTAATATTACTATTAATGGTCAAACTGTAGCAACATCTCCTACAGTTACTATTAATGACACATCTTATGTGGGCCTAAATCATACAGGGAAAACTTTTGGTCCCATTAACATTAATAGAGATGGTGGTAGTGCTGCTAACGCAACAGATATCTACGCTCTATGTAATCTAGATCAACTTGCAGATGGTTCTGACGTTGCTTTATTTGTTGACAACTCAGGAAGTATGACAACATCGACAATTCAAGCAGCATACGATGATTTAATTGCACAATTAAATGCAAGAAACATGTCTGTTATCGTAGTCCAGAACGGCAATGAGGATTGGATTTCAGACTTTGACAAAACGCTCTAATACTTTATGATCACACTTGACGATATTAAATCCCAATGGGCTGATGATTCAAAACTTGATAATGACTTACTCGATAACGAGTCAACAAAAATTCCACAATTACACAGTAAGTATCTGAACTACTTGTCTGATGTAAGACTAATTAAGATCCGAAAGGAACAAGAGTATAAAACTCTAATCAGAGAAAAATTTGAATACTACACAGGTAAAGCTGATGATCTAGTATATCAAGAAAAACCTTTTGATCTAAAAGTTTTAAAGCAAGATGTTCCAATGTATATGGATGCAGATCCTGAGATACAGAACATTACAACTCGTATAAATTATTATGAAGAGATAATTTTTTTCTTAGAAAAAGTTATCCAACAACTGAACAATCGAACTTTTCAAATTAAGAATAGTATCGAGTGGCAGAAATTTATGCAGGGTAGTGTCTAATGACAAAAGATGTCAAGATCCAGAAACGCAATGAAGTTTACTTGTCAGTTGATTGTGAACCACACATAAAATACGAACTATCAGAATATTTTAGTTTTGATGTACCAGGGGCAAAATTTATGCCTCAGTATAAGAAACGGATATGGGATGGTAAGATTAAACTATTCAGTCCTGCAAATGGACAGATATATTGCGGTCTGTATGGATATTTGACAGACTGGTTAAACCACCGTGGATATACATTTGAAGATGTTCATAATGAATATTACGGATCGCCAAACGATAAGAACAAAACTATAACGCCAGGTGAAGTTTATGATTATGTTAAAACTTTAAAAATTCCTTTCAATGTCAGGGATTATCAACTTACTGCAATTTACAAAGCGCTAAGATATAATCGAAAACTTCTTTTATCGCCAACTGCATCTGGTAAATCGCTTATGATTTACTGTATTGTAAGGTGGTTCTTTGATCAAGGATCAAACATTCTCATTGTAGTTCCAACAACATCACTGGTTGAACAGTTGGTTGGTGACTTTAAAGACTATGGTTGGGATCCAGATCCACACTGTCATAAAATTTACGCTGGTAAAGATAAGAATAGTTCAAAGAGTGTCACTATTACTACTTGGCAGTCTATTTACAAAATGCCAAAGAAGTGGTTTGAGAAATTTGATTGTGTAATTGGTGACGAGGCACACCAGTTCAAAGCTAAGTCTTTGACCCAAATCATGACCAAACTCCATAACTGTAAACACAGAATTGGTTTTACTGGAACTCTAGATGGTTCTAATGTAAATCAGTTAGTGTTAGAAGGACTTTTCGGAACAGTTGACAAAGTTATTAAAACCAATCAACTTATTGATAAAGGATACTTATCAACTTTAGAAATCAAAGTACTTCTACTTCAGCATCCACCAACATCTTTTGAAACATATAACGATGAATTGGAACACATTTGTTTATGTGACAAGAGAAATAAATTTATTAAAAATCTAGTACAAGATCTAGAAGGTAATACTTTAGTCTTGTTCAGTAGGGTTGCCACCCATGGTGAGCCACTTTTTGAATTAATAAATAGCAGTGTACCCCTAGACCGCAAAGTGTTTTTTATCTATGGCGGTGTAGACACTGAGGAACGAGAACAAGTTAGACTAATTACAGAAGCAGAAAATAACGCTATTATTGTTGCTTCCTACGGTACATTTAGTACAGGTATTAATATTAAAAACTTACATAATGTTGTTTTTGCAAGTCCTTCCAAATCAAGAGTTAGAAACCTTCAGTCAATCGGTAGGGTATTAAGAAAGGGAGACAGAAAAACAAACGCTGTCCTTTATGACATAGCAGATGATTTTAGTGATGGAGAAAGAAAAAACTACACGCTCAATCATTTAGTCGAGAGGATTAAAATATATTCCCAAGAAAAATTTAACTATGAGATTATTCCAGTCAATTTTCGGAAAGAATAGAAACATGGACAGTCATCACAACCATCCAGAAGAACATTCGGAAGAAGTTACATCAATTGTAAAATTGATTAGTGGTGATGAATTAATTGGCAAAGTAGTTACAAGTGAAGAAGGATATCTAATTGATACTCCTTTTCAACTTAAGTCCCAGGTAATCAACACTCCCAATGGAGAAATGTTTAAAGTTGATTTAATTCCTTGGTTAAAATTTGCTAAAGACGAATTATTTCTATTAGACGAATCAAAAGTGTTTGCTGTATGTGAAGCAGACGAACGAATTAAAAAATTATATAACGCTACATTCAAAAAATATTACCTCGGCACAGATAGTACCAACAAAGTGGAACTGTCCAATTATGAAGGTAAAATTGGTTCAGTTGAAAAAACTAGATCAACCCTAGAGAACTTATATAATAAAAGCTAAGTCGTCCCTTGAACCCTGGCAGAGTTATTATACAGAGATTTTCATAGCTTGTCAACTGCCACTTGACTGATCAGGTTGGATGGGGTATAATGTATTCAAATCCAGATGAACCATGACGAAGAAGAAAGAACATTATGTAAACAACAAAGAGTTCCTAGAAGCACTTGTTATTTACAGAAAGAAAGTAAAGGAAGCAAGTACACAGGGTGAACCTCATCCTAAAGTTCCCGATTATATTGGTGAATGTTTCTTGAAGATTGCTACCCACCTTTCTTATCGTCCTAACTTTGTGAACTATATGTTCAAGGATGACATGATTTGTGATGGTATCGAGAATTGTCTTCAGTATATTGACAACTTCGATCCAGCAAAGTCTACTAATCCTTTTGCATATTTTACACAAATTATCTAC